CGGAGATGGTGACGGAGATCAGCGCCATCTACTTCGTCCTCTTGTCGTCTAGGTCGTACTTCTTGATGAGCGCGTCGACGAGTCCCTCGTAGCGTTTCTTTATCTCGTCGCGGCGGCGGTCGATCGCGTCGTAGAAGAACGGTTGGGGCTTGATGCGGCGCGCGGGCCAACCGAAGTGAATCGGCCCGGCGTACGGTACGCCGGAGGTTCCGCGTCCGCCGCCCGCCTTGACCTTCGCGGACTTCTTCGTCGCCGCCTCCCGGATCGACGCGGCGAGGGCGCCCGAGAGCACCGGGACGAACCTCTTCGAGTCCCCGGCGACCGCCGACGCGATCGCCTTGTTGACCGCTAGAAACTCTTGCGCCTGATAGTCGACGTCGTCGCCGAGTTTGCGGAGTTGCCTCTGCACCGACGACAACCCCTCGACCTTGACGCCGCCCTCGCGGTCGGTACGGAACCCGACTGTCCCTCTAGCCATGTCTCCGAGTTCTCCGTTCGCGTTGTTTCTTCGCTCCATCGTAGAGCGCGCGCACTACGTCGGGCGGCGTCCGCATAAGCGACAACGGGTCGAGCCCGTAGGCGAGGGAGAGGTTCGCGATCTCGGCGGCGACCCCGCCTCCGGGGATGCCTAGTTTCCCGGGCCGTCCTCGTGACCGACGGCGGCGATGTCCTTAATCCATTCGTCGAACACCTTCACCGTCTTGCCGGAGTTCTTCTCGGCGAGCCATGCGAGGTAGTAGAGCGATTCCATCTTGGGCTTCCCGTTCGGGTCGAACGCGGCGGAGATCGACGTCTTGGCCCAGCGCTCGAACGCGATCTGCGAGTCGGCGTAGACGGGGAAGGATTCTTGCGTTCCGTCCTTCCGCTTGATGGTGACGGAGATGTCGAGCATTTACGAGAGAGCCTGCGCTATCGAGCCGGACGTGTACGTCGCGGTTATGGACAGTAACTCACCAACCGACACGACGATCGGGGCCGTCGCGAGGAACGCGTTCGAGTGCGTATAGCGGGGCGAACTCGCGCCGGGTGCGGCGGAGAGCGGCTCGAACACGATCGTCGACTCGGTGCCTACGTCGCCGAAGATCGTCTGGATGGCTTCGCCCGACGCGAAGGAACCGAGGACGGTGAACGTCGTGGTCGACGATTCGAGACCCGCCGCCGACTTGCGGGCCGTGTCCGCGAGGCTCGTGCTGTCTAACTGCTCGACGTTCTTCTCCATCGTGATGCTCTGGAGTTGGTCGTTGAGGTCGATGCCGCCCACCGTGAATACGGTGGCCTTGCCGAGTGCGGTGACTGTTGCCATGAGTTAGTCCTTGTCTGCGTCGGGGGCTTCCTTGCGGGAGCCCTTCTTCTTGGGTTCATCATACTCTACGGCGACGACATGACCGGACGCTTCCGCGTGTGCGGCGTCGATGCCGAGTTCGGCGAGTCCTTCGGCGGAGATGAGGTCGCCTTCGGCGCATCCGGCGAGGCGGCGGGTCGTGACGCGGTATCTCATGCGCGACATCCTAACCGAAGAGCGTGACCTGAAAACGGTAGGCGAGCATCTCGACGCCCGACACCTGTAGCGAGACGGGTTCGGCGCGCGCGACGCGGACGCTCGTCACCGATCCGTCGAGCGTCTGGTCGGCCTCGATCTTCGTCTTGACGGACGAAGCCCCGGTCGGGGTGAGTAGCCCGTCGAGGTAGTCCTGCGCGGCGCGGTCACTCATGCGTCCCGCGACGACCATCACGTCGAGCGTCGCGGTGTCCGCGCCCCGGGCGAAGACGAGGTCGTAGTCGAAGGAGAGTTGCCCGACGACGGCGGCGGGCGGGACGATGTTCTCGGGGATGGTGTCGAAGACGCGGAGGTTCGCGATGTTGAGCGCGGCCTTGAGTTTGTCGCGGACTGTCGACGGAGTCACGCGACGACCTCACGGCGGTACGCGCGCACGATCGCGGAGATGTCGCGCCCGAGCGGACTCATCCGGATCGCCCCGAGTTCGGAGAGTCCGAGGACTCCGCCGACCGACGAGGCGCGCTTGACGTAGTCCGCCGAGAGGATGAGGCAGGCTTCGACGATGTCGTCCGGCGGCGTCCCGTCGTACCATCCGAACTTCGCGGTGACCTGCACCTGCGGGCGGCGCGAGATCGGGAGCGGGAACGTCTCCGTGCCTACCATCGTGATCCGCGTGAAGGGCCGTTCGAGTTGCGGGGCGGTGACCGGGTCGAGGATGAAGTCGGTGTTCAGCGTGAGGGTGTCGGTGTAGTTGCCGTTCCCGTCGGCGTCGAGGTTGACGGCGAGGTTCGTCGTCGAGCCGATGTCGTCGACGAAGAGCGTGTAGAAGTCGGTCGTCCGGTAGAGGCGGGCGGTCGCGTTCGCGTCGATGTAGAAGCGGCGGTTCGCGATGCGGTCGATCGTGCGCGATGCGGCTTCGATGGCCTGCTCGATGGTCGTCGTCTCGTCGCCCGTGATCGTGCTCATGTTGGCGTACGCCTGAAACGCGGCGAGGGTCGTGTAGCCGTTCGTGATCGCCATGTCCTACTTCTTCCTCTTCTTCCGCTTCGGAGATGAATCGTCCCGAGCCGGAAGCGGTTCGTCCGACGCTCGACCCAAGGAGGCGAGAGGAGCGTTCGAGACGCCGACCCGGGACGAAGCCTTAGAGACGGTCGTCCCTGCTCTGAAGCCTGCGGAGACTCGGATCATGCCGCTACCGATCCGAGCCTTCCGCGAGGCCTTCGAGTTAGAACGTCGGAGCGATGAGGCCCGTGCCGTTGATGCGCGAGAACGCCTTCGGGTAGCGGTTGTGCGTGAAGGCCGCGTAGCCGTAGACGACCATCTTCACTTCGAGTTCGGCGCTCTTGACGTCCTCGAAGCGGAGCATGAACGGCGTCCCGGCGGCTTCCCAGAGGTGCGCCTCTTGGAGGTTGCCGACGTAGACGCCGTCCTGAGTTCCGGCTCCGAGATCGGTGCGGAGGTTCGCGTCGGTAATGACCGGGAGTCCGGCGATCGAGTAGCCCGAGTTGCCGTAGACGACCGCACCGCTGCCGACTGCGATCGCGTTCGTCGGCGCGTTCGACTGTGGAACGGCGAGCGGACGCTTCTGTTGGTCGACGGCCGCGAGGATGAACGCGAGACGGCGCGGGTGCATCAGGACGAAGTTCGGCCCGCCGAAGAAGTTCGTCTGAATCTTCTGGATCGCGTCCATCAACTTCGGGTAGAAGTCTTCGACGCTCGGCGTACCATCGTCATAGGTGACCGAGTTGGTGTCGTTTTCGCCTTCGAGGTTCGCGACGAGTTCGGCGTCGAGTTTCGTGTGATACGCCGAGACGAGGTCGGCCATCACGAGCGAGTCGATGCCGGTTCCGCGTTCGAGAGCCTGACGGCTGACGTTCTGCTGACCTGCGATCGTCTTGACGGTGATGTCGAGTTTCGTGTCGTCCATGTTCGTTTCCTGAACGGCTGCGCCTTCGGTCTGTTCCGCGACTGCCGTCCCGGTCGTGACCTTCGAGATCGACAGAGTCAGGCCGTTAGCGGGCAGAGTGTGACGACGAGCGCGGTCGGCGTAAGGACGTCCGGCGCGCGCGAACGGTGCGGCGAGGTCGGTGAGGAACTGCGGGACGACGAGTCCGGCGAAGTTCGTCGAGGTGACGTCGCGCTTCTCGATGCGCTCCTCTTGCTGATGGCGGGCGATGCGCTCGCGGGCGTCGTAGTCGCCGAGGACTTGCGCGGCGAAGGCGTCACGGATGAACGAGTTCTCACCGTCGGGGCGGTAGGTGCGCTCTTCGCGGGTGACGCGGGCGGGTGACGCTTCGCGGGTCTCGACCTTCGAGCCGTCGACCTTGCGGGCGAGTTCGGCTGCGGCGGCCTTGCGGGTCTCGATCTCCGAGACTTGACCGATGCGCTCGTCGAGTTTCTCGATCTCCTTCGCGAGGGCGGCGACGTTCGCGGCCTCTACGTCGGTGATGTCGCGGTTCTCTTCCGCTGCGCGGTTGAGGGTTGCGTCGATGAGGTCGGCCTTCTGCGAGCGCTGCTCGTTGAGGCGGGTGAGGAAAGTGTTCACGGTGTTGTCCTTTGGGGTTCGGTGCTGATGTGCTACCGGGTGTTCGCGCTCTCGTGAGGCGGGTGTCCCTTGCGGGGAGGTGCGCTCTGCACGAGCCGAGGGTGCGGCCTGCCGAGGATGCTAGCGGATGTCTGTGTCGTCTTGCAACGATCTACCGTTGGCGAGGATGGAGCGGGAGAACGTGACGCCCGGGTCGCCGCCCCATAGCGCCCATGCGATGCGTCCGGCGGACGGGTAGCCGGGTTCGCCCGGGCGGAATCCTTGCGCGCGTTTGTCGACCGCGTGACGTGCGAAGAACGAGGCCATGCGCGCGATCGTGGTGCGGGAGAGTCGGCGGCGGTTGACGATGTCGCGGGCGCGCGCTACGCCGACCTCGGTTCCGCCGCGTCCGAACGCGGCGCGCCATTCGAGTCCGCGTCGTGCTTCGGCGACCATCGCGTCGGTCGGGACGTAGCCCTCTTGCCGTTCCTCGGGTTTCGGGTAGCGCGGGTGATCCTTGTCGAGTAGATCGTTGTCGCCGACGTAGGCGGCGTTCTGTGGTCGCCCGGTGCGGGCGAGGTAGAGGAAGGCGTTCACGCGCGCCATCGCCCACTGTTGGCGTCCGATGCCGGGGCGGTGGCTCGTGGAGTACGCGCCCGCGCCGCGACGGTAGACGGCCTTCAGCGCGCCGAGCGTGACGCGAGTCCATTCGGGGCGACCGCGTTCCTTCATCTGTTCGTTGTGCGTCGTCGCCTTCGTCTGGAGCGCCTTCTCCGTTTCCGCCGATACCTCGATGCCGCCCGTCTTGCCTGCCGCACTCCCGGGCTCGTTCTTCTCCGAGCCCTCGATCTGATCCTCCGGCGGGGCGGGTGCGTCGGCGCGTTCCGCGGCTCCGGCCCATCGGTTGCAGTAGAACGCCCCGTCGACGTAGGCGTCCCAGAGTCGGCAGTACGCCTTCAGGTTCTCGCCGTCTTGCTGGATCATCGTCTCGTCGTAGTGGATGCAGTTGCCGCAGGCGCGACCCTCGGGGACGTCCGGGGAGAGCGCGGGTCGGTAGTTGTCGGGGAGTGCGCGGTAGTTGTTCTCTTCGGCTTCGTTCGCTTCGATGGCGGCGATCTGGCGGGCGGCTTCGCGGCGGGTGCGGTGGCATCCGAGGACGCGCGTCGTCCCGGTCTTGACTACCGCGTAGCCGTCGCAGTCGGGCGAGTCGGTGAGTATCGAGTAGGGCATCGCCTACCTCTTCAGGTTCGCGACGATGTCCTTCACGGAGGCGAGGTTCGGTTTCTCGATCTCTTGCCGTACCGCGACGATCCCGGCGGCGTCACCGTAGGCGCCGAACGTGACGAGCGAGACTTCGGCGAGGTGCGCGCGGAGGCGGTTCACGACGCCGTTCCGTTTCTCGTCCTTCAGGGGTTGGAACCCGACGGAGAGGTTCGAGAGTACGCCGTCGCGGATGAGTTCGAGCGCCTCGTCCCCGGCCTCGGTCTTGGAGATTCTGAACTCGCCGTAGAGCCCCTCGGGTTTCTCTTCGAGGAGTGTCGCGCGCCCGATCGGTGTGTCGGTCTTGTGTTGGAAGAGCATCTTCACCCGGTTCGCCGCCTTCGTCACGTCGCGGAACACGCCGGAGCGGAACACCTCGACGAGGTTCGGGCCGATGCGTTGCTCGACGTCGTAAGGTACGGCGATGCCGACGACGGTGCGACCGTCGCCGTCCTTGCGGACTTCGAGGTGCGAATCGTAGTTTCGGCGTTCGATCATTCGGTGGCTTCTTCCTCTGGGGTCGATGCTACCTCAGCAGGGTAGTTCTCTATGTCGTTCTCGGTGCGTAGCGGTTCGCGGTTCTCCATCTCGCGCACCTCGTCGACGGTGAGGAAGCCGCCGTCGAGCGCGACCTTGTGCGCGTCGTAGCGCGCCTTCGTGTCGGCGCGCAGTAGCGCGTCGACGTTGAGTTTCGCGTACTGTCCGCGCGGCAGTAGTTCGGTGAACGAAGCCTCGATGCGGTTGACGTACTTCATCAGTGACCAGCGCACGAGTTGGAGATTCTCCTCGGAGACGTTCGAG